TGCAGCAACATCAGCAGCAACAGCTACTACTAAAGCCAGCGAAGCAGCAACAAGTCAAACAAGTGCTGCCACAAGTGCAACAAATGCTGCTAATTCTCTAGCTACATTTCAAGGCCAATATCATGGTGCTTTAAGCTCAGCCCCAACATCAAATGTTGACACTGGTGATTTATATTTTCATTCCGGTCAGGGCGTTAAAGTCTATGATGGTAGTGCGTGGGATGACGTAAAACCGACTAATGCAGAACAAACAAATATTGATGCAGTTTCAAGCAACGCAAGCAATATAAATTTAGCAGTATCTAATGCAGCTAATATAACTACAGTCGCAGGCAAAGAGTCTGAAATCACAAGCGTAGCTGCAAAAGCTAGCTTGATCACAAGCGACTTTGTGTCTGACCTAAATACGCTAGCAGTCACAGACGTGATCAATGACATAAACGTTCTAGCAACTAGCGACATTGTAAGTGATCTTAACACACTTGCGACAACCGATATTGTTAGCGACCTTAACACGCTTGCAACCACAGATATTGTGAGTGACGTGAATACGCTAGCAACAAGCGATATTGTTACTGATCTTAACCTATTAGCTACTTCTGATTTTGTTGCTGATCTAAACACTCTTGCTACAACAGCCAATGTTACTGCCCTTAACAATGTTAGTGGATCGATTGCTAATGTTAATACTACAGCTACTGCACTTAATGAGATAACAAGTTTTAACGATTTGTTTTCTGTTGGATCATCTGCACCATCATCGCCGTCTGCTGGCGATCTATGGTACGATACAACTAATAGCCAACTAAAGGTTTATGTAGGTTCAAGCTTTGAACTTGCTGGTTCTTATTTGCAAGGTCTTACAACTACTCACGTGTTTACGGCTACTGCCAACCAGACGACATTCACGACTGATGACGCAAGCGCTACTATGAGCATTTATGCTAATGGCAACACGCTTGTATTTAAGAATGGCATTAGATTAGTGGAAGGTTCTAACTCTACAAATGACTATTATGTTAGCGGCAATAATGTCGTTCTTAACGCTGGTGCTAGCGCTGGAGATGTTCTTTATGTAGAAGTTTTTACAAAAATAAGCACAACGCAAGAAACATCTTTGAATACGCTTGTTGCCGATGCAACTACCCAAGCTAATAATGCATCAGCTTCGGCAACAACATCAACTACTCAAGCTACAAACAGCGCAAACTCTGCGACAGCGTCAGCTACATCAGCAACAGCGTCAGCTGGTTCTGCTACTGCTTCGGCTGGTTCTGCTACTGCTTCGGCTAGTTCGGCTACAGCAGCGGCTTCATCAGCTACATCTGCGGCGGCTAGCTTTGATGATCTGGATGACAGATATTTAGGGGCAAAGAGTTCAGCGCCTTCAGTCGATAATGACGGCGATGCTCTTGGTACTGGTTGCTTATTTTGGGATACAACAGTTAATAAGCTGTATGTTTGGGATGGCAGTGCTTGGCAACAAGGATCGTTTACTGCTGGTGCGTTGTTGGCAAATCTTCTTGAAGATACATCACCGCAACTTGGCGGTAATTTGGATGTTGTTACACATTCGATTGTCTCTACATCAAACCGTGACATAGCGATAACACCTAACGGCACAGGTAGTGTAGTTCTTGATGGTATTAACTACCCACAAGCAGATGGATCGAATGGACAGTTTTTGCAAACTGACGGATCAGGTCAGCTTGCTTTTGCCACTGTTAGCACACCAACACTATCCAGTCTTAGCCTTGACAACCATGACAATCTGTCTGTCGACGGATCTGGTAACGTGGCTCTTGGCACATCAAGCATTAGTTTTGGAACTAGCAAATGGGGAATTGTTCTCGACGGTAATGATTTGGATTTTCAATATAACGGCACGACTGTTTTCAAACTTGCATCTAACGGCGCAGTAACATCAGCCAACGACATAACAGCATTTGGGAGTCCCTAATGGCAACAACTAAAGCACTTAAAATGGCAGACTTGATTGACAACAATGGCGATGTACAAGCATCGGCTTTGGACAATGTTGCCGCTTTCCCAACTAACTGGACTGCTGGTTTATCAGGCAGTGACATGGTGTTTAGTTACAACGGCACTGCAAAGTTTAAGCTAACAACTGCTGGTGCGGTTGTCGCTATTAATGACGTAACAGCATTTGGATCAATATAATGGCTATTGCAGCAAGTGGCGCAGTCAGTTTATCTGACTTGCGAACAGAGTTCGTTGGTGGATCATCCGCGATCTCTTTCTCACAGCTTTACCGTGGTGGCTCAAACATTCGTGCTAAAGCTGGAAACAACACGTCAACCAACCTAGCCGCATCTGTTCCTGCTTCGGGAACGGTCAACTTCACGAACTTTAGAAGCACAGCTAAAGGTTTTCTCAAGACATATAGTAGTGGCGCAACAAATCAGAACGCATCATCTGTGTTTGGTGATGACTACGGTGTGAGTTATCCCAAGCAAATTGTAATTAATTCTGGTGTCGAACTTGGCGCAACAAGCCCATCCGAAGAAGCTTTGCAAATTGACTCAGGTTTATCTGGCGGCCTTACTATCACCAACAACGGTACACTTTCTGGTGCTGGCGGCGTTGCGAATAGCGGTACTGGTGGCGATGCTTTTCAAGCTGATGTGGCTTGCACACTTATCAACAACGGCACAATTCGTGGCGGTGGTGGTGGAGGTGGTGGAGGAGGTTCTGCTGGTGCTGGTGGCACAGGCGGCGGTGGTCAGTACACTACAACAAATAACTACACTTCTCTAAGTCAGCAATTTTCTCCTTATGGACAGCACTTTGCTACTAACGCTCCTAGTGATGCTTATTCGATGAGTCGTCACAATGGTACGGCAGAAATATACTGGCGTGGTTCTTGGCGTAACTGGGTTAGCACCGCTCCTACCTATTCAGTTAATGGCGGCGAGGCAGTCACCATAGCTCCTTACTGGAACACAGGATACTGTACTGTTCGCTGGAACAGACAATCATCATCCACGACTAATACCAATGGCGGCTCTGGTGGATCAGGCGGTGGCGGTGGTGCTGGTGGTCGAGGCCAAGGTTACAACCACGCTTTGGCTGGTGGATCGTCTGGTGCTGGTGGATCAGGAGGTGCTGGTGGAGGAACTAACGCTGGTGCTGGTGGCTCTGGTGGCACTGGCGGGACTGGCGGTTCTGGTGCTAGCTATGGAAATTCTGGCGGCAATGGAAATTCTGGTGCTACAGGAAATACAGGCGCAAACGGAAATCGTACAGGCGGTGTTGGAGGTTCTTCTGGCAACGGCGGTGCAGCAGGCGGTGCGGCTGGTAAATACATCAGGGGTCTAAGCTTCGTAACACTTACACAAAATGGCACTGTACTTGGAGGTACGGCATAATGGATTATAAGATAACAGCCAGAGATGGCTCTAAAGCAACTGTTGAATACTCAGATGGATCACATGCTGAACTAGACATTAATAGTACAACAACCAAATCTCACTTTGAGCAAATGGTTAAAGACTTTGCACCTAAAACTGATGCCGATGTTTCTGTTGATTGGTTGACTGTTGGTGACAAAACTATAGTCGAAGCAGAAGATACGTCTGAAGAAAGCGTTGTTGCTGGTTGGCTTATGAAACGCTTAACAGCTTATGGCACACATTCAGCACAGCTTGAGTACATTACAGAGAATGGCCTTGATGCTTGGCAAACTAAAGTCGCTGAAATTAAATCAGACAACCCTAAGCCTAGCTAGTAATGAAGATGTCGATGCAACCGGAATTAAAGGTTCAAATGGAACTAGATGCACATGAAAAAGAGTGCGCTGTCCGTTATGAAATGGTTCACAACAAACTTGAGCATCTCGACAAAAGAATGTGGCGTTTAGAGGCTATGATAATGGCTTCTACGCTAACTCTTGTTGGCGCAGCTGCAGCTATACTTACGAGGATGTAATGGCTAACACAATTAAATTAAAAAGATCTACGTCAGCAGGTTCTGTACCATCTACAAGCGATATAACTTTAGGCGAAACAGCACATAACCTTACTGACCGTAAAGTGTATGGTTCAACTGGTTCAGCAATTGTTAGGTTGGATGGTGCATACGTATCTGCATCAGCACCAAGTAATCCTGTTGAAGGTGATCTATGGTACGACACAGTAAACAATCAGTTAAAAGCCCACAGTGGCAGTGCGTTTGTTCAAGTCGGTATTAACACCGTTGCTATGACAAACTGGACGATAACTGAAACATCAGGCAACCTTTACTTTGCAACAGGTGGCGTTAACAAAATGAAGCTGGACACGTCTGGTAATTTAACAACTACTGGCACGCACACTGCTTTAGGCACGATTACCTAATATGCAACACGTCTTTTTACTCGTTGTCTATATTGGGACAGGCGAGTACAGGACGCTCACAAGCGCAGACATGTACTTCGCTAATATAGAGCGCTGCAACTTCTTCGCATCTCAAGTTTCAAAAAGATACGGCAATTACAGTTATTCTGATTTTGTTGACTCAAAAGACAGAGCAACTGCCTATTGCATTCCCAAATACATTAATACTGACAACGTGGAGGTTTACTAATGATCGATCCTATTTCGGCCTTTGCTGCGGTGTCTGCAGGTCACGGCGCTATTATGAAAGCCGTGCAAATGGGTAAAGACCTCTCGTCACTAAGCAGTTCTATTTCTAGGTATGCACAAGGCGAAGCTGAATTACAATTTGGCGCTGCACAAAAGAAAAACGCAAGGTTTTCACTTGCTGAAGACTCAGCCATTGAAAAACATTTTCGTAAAGAAAAACTAGACGACATGCGCAGTGAGCTTAGGCAGCTTTTTCTTTATTGTGGCAAGC